TTGCCCTTGGCGTAGAGCAGCTCCTTCTCCTTCTTGATGTTATACTTGATGCCGCGGATGCCGGTAACGGGCCGTCCGCCCATCACCACACTGATGTCCGCCCATTCATATTCTCTGCTGTTGAACATTACCTTTTTATTTAAAGTGTGAGGTGAGTGGGCACGATGCCCACCCACGAAATGTTACTTACCTGCCGTTTCCACCTGGAACCCAAGTTTAACGTCCACATAGCGGGCGTAGCCGAAGGGGCGCACTTTCAACGTGAGCTCCACGCGCGACGTGGCCAACACGTTCTGCTTGGGGTCGATGTAGGCCTTGCAGCCCGCACCGTCGGCATCAGCGGAGAGTTCGCCCTGCGCTGTCATGGCGCGGTTAACGGCATTTTCCATCATTTGCTGCCAGGCCATGATGATGCCGTGCTGCAGCGTGCCGTCCTCGTTCACGGGGAGCTCGTCGAGCATCAGATCGAGGAGCGCGGCATAGGCGATGCGATAGGCCTTATCGATGGTGCGCCGTGCGGTGATGTGGGCGTAGTCGTCTGTAGGCACGCAGGCCAGGCGGTCATCGGTGAAGAAGTAGCCGGCCTTGCCCACGTACTTGCGCGGGGTGATGTAGCCGGCATCGTATAGGTCGCTTACGGCCGAGGCGTTCTCCTCTACAGGCTTGTCACCCAGGTACATGGCGGTTGGTTTCAGCGCACCATCCTTAACGCGGCCGATGTTGCGCTGCACGGGTACGGAGGTCAGTCGCCCGGCCATTACGCCCACTGCCGCGCCCTCTGATGCCTTCACCGTGTCGCCGATGAGCACGCCCACGCGGTTGTAGGCCTCGCCGTGCAGGTCTTTCACCGCACCGCCCTTGTAGCCGCGCCCCTCGATGACGATGAAGAGCGGGGCGTAGAGCTGCGTCGTGGCCCATTCGGCCAGCTGCTGCGCCTTGGGCAGGGCGGTGAAGAGGTCATCATCCAGCCCGTTGGTGGTGAGGGTGGCCTCACGGCCGTCGCCGGCAATGAATATGCCGCGCAACGCACCGTTCTGCGCCGTAACGAGTTCCTTGACAACGCCCGTGTCCTTATCGAGCAGCTCGGTGAACGTCTTCGTCTTGTCCACAGGGAAGATGACGAGCTTCGTACCCTCCTCGGTCTCGGTGTAGAACTCCTTCACGTGCTTATGCAGGCGGGGGTTGTTCTCGGGGGTAACGCCCAGCTTGGCCAGCTCATCGAACGAATGCAGGGTGTAGGCCTTGTCCAGTTCCATATTCTTGGTAACGGCAGATGCGCCGCACACCAGGGCGAACAGGCCGTCGGGGCTCTCACCGACGGAGCCCAGCTGGCCGTTTAAAAACTGAATCTTAATTCTTGGTAACATAATTCAGCCCTTTCTTTACTTAGCCGCTTCTGCGAGCAGGTAAATACCCTTCTTGTCATAGCGGCGGACCGATCCGCCCGTGCGGAGCAAGAACGAATAAATATCGCCGTAGTAGAGCGGGTTGTTAGTCGAGTCGAACATCTTCACTTCTCCAAGGGCACGGCTCACCGACTTGTCGTGCCATGCCAAAGCCGCGGCCAGCTCTCCTGCAACGGCATCCTCACCCCAAGGCAGTAGTGCCTTGTCGTTTTTCACACGAAGGACCTTACTGCGCTTCATGATGTTCAATCCCCATAGGTTGCCCAGGACTCCGCGCTGCACATCGGCCGAGTTTTGGAACATCCACTTGTCACTCTCCGATAGGTCGGCCAGCAGGTCGGCATACATGTGCGCGTCGAGCAGCAGGTAACGTCCCTCTTCAGGCACGTTGTCTGCGTCCATGCGCGTCATGATGGCCAATAGGTCATTCTTGGTAATACGCTTGCGCTTACCCGTGGCCGTCTCCGAGGTGTGAGCGTCGCGCTCGGTCGTGCCAGAGGTAAGCAGCACGTTGGACGCAGGTACGCCCTTACCCCAACGCTCGAGCAGGTTCTCGTGCGCAGCATTCTGCAGCTGAGCGCGATCGTTACTGATGATGGATGTACGCTTGTCGTACGAGAGCTCCACAGTGTCGATGTTCGGAATGTAGATAGGGTCGGTGGTTAGCTCGTCAATCTCGTATTCCAAATCGTTGTCTGTGCGCTGGTTCACCGATGCGGGCTTCACCGTTCGGTTCTTCTGAACCTTCGACGGCGCGCCGGCGTTGGGGATGATTACCTTATGCGCATGGACGAATGTGGAGTCGTCCACCGATTTTGTGGCGAAACTATTGTCGGGGTAGAAGTTCTCAACAAGCGTAGTCTGCCAGATACTGATATTCAATGCCATTCTAATGTCGTTTTAATGTTGTTCTAATGCTGTCTTATTCCTTGTAGTCCAAACCGAACTTTTCCTTATACTTCGCCTTGAACGCGGTGAGGTCCGCATTGCGCAGCTCAGAGAGCTGGCCTGCTTTGTCCAGTTCGTCCCAACTCTTGTCGGCCAGGTTGGCTGGCGAGGCTGAGCCCTCTCGATAGACGTCCACGATGCGACGAGAAGGCTGGGTCTTCATGCTGGCCAGCAGTTTCTCGGTATTTTCGCGGTCGGTCTTCATCAACGCCATGAAACTGTCCTTCTGCTCGGCGGTGATGCGTCTTTCGGCCACCGCCTTGTCCACGACGGCTGCGATTTCCTTATCCTCAACGTCCTGCAGCTTTCTCTTGTAGCCCTCCACGGCTTGCGCCAGGGCATCGGCCTTGGCGGCCTTGTTCTCCAATTCGCGGACATGCGCGAGTACGGCATTCTCGTCAGCCAAGTTGGCGAAGGAGGGAATGCCCGTTTTCAAAGTTTCTAGTAATGCCATTTCATTTCCTTTGTTTTGTGGCTGCGTTTGCAGCCTGTTGTTGAAATATGTATATATCTCATCGGTCGAGCCAGCGTTCACCGCCTCGCCGTCCATATCATATATCCCGTCGATGAGTTTCATCTCCAACGCCTCGTTGGCGTTCAGCCAATGGTCTTTTTCGTCGAAGTATTTCGCGAGAACCTCCTCCTTATCCATTCCGCATCGCCCGGCAATCATCGCCGCGAGGTCGCCTTGAAGCACTTCCATCTGTTCGGCCATGCTCCGTAGGTCAGATGCGTTGCCCCATGCGCCGCCGCTTACCGAATGCAACATCAGCTTGGCATATGGCGACATGTACAGGGGCTTGCCGCATAGCGCGATAATGCCCGCGATGCTCGCCGCCACGCCGTCAATGTAGACGGTTATGTCGGCCTTGCTCGTGCGCAGCGCGTTATAGATGGCGATGCCGTTGAATACGTCACCGCCGCGGCTGTTGATGCGCACATCGATTTTGGAGTACTGTGATTGCAAGGCCATCAGTTCGGCCACCACGCGCCCGCTGTCCACGCGCTGCCCGTCGCCAACGTCGCCGTATAGCAGTATGGCGACCTCTCCGTCACCTGGGATTATATTGAAGAATTTCTTTTGCACCGTATTTTGATTTTTCGGCAAAATTAAACTGAAAAAACGAACCCAAAAAATCGTAAAAATATGGTGTAATACGGAATGTACACCATTGCAATTCAGGCGTATATGATTAATTCGCAATTTCACCATTAGTGAAAAAAGGGGGAAATTTGCATACAAAACAAGAAATGGATGGCAAAGACAAATATCGATAAGAAGAGCATTGCACGCTCACTTTTTTTGGACGGGAACTACACCCAAGAGGAGATTGCAGACAAGGTGGGCACTACCCGCCAGACGGTAAGCCGATGGATACGCGAGGGCAACTGGGAGGAGGTGAAGGCATCCGTGGCCATCACTCCCGCACAGATAATAGCCCAATGGAACAGGCAGATAATAGAGGTGAACAATGCCATCGCCGCGCGCGGTGAGGGGCAACGATACGCCACGCCCGCCGAGGCCGATGCGCTGGCCAAGCTGGCCGGGGCCATCAACAAGCTGCAGAACGACATCGGCGTGAGCGACTGCGTATCCGTGGGCATGCGCTTCCTAACATGGCTGCGCCCGCTAGACGTCGAGGCGGCCAAGCAGTTCAACAACCTATTCGACGCATTCATTAAGGACCAGACAACACGAGGATGAAGACACGGCATACAGACAAGCAGGCATTGGAGCTGTGGCGCAGGTTCCACGAGGGGTTGGCCAAGGACGTGCCGGTGGACGAGGGCCTGTCGCGATATGAGGTAGAACGCCGGCGAAAGGAACTGGAACGCGACCCCGTGGAGTGGATACGCTATTTTTTCCCAACCTACGCCAAGTACGATTTCGCCCCATTCCATATTAAGGCTATACGGCGCATCGTAGCCAATGACGAGTGGTACGAAGTTCTCTCGTGGAGCCGCGAGTTGGCCAAGAGTACCGTGGTGATGTTCGTGCTGATGTACCTAACGCTCACCAAACGCAAGCGGTTCGTGGCATTGGCGGCGGCCACCATCGATGCTGCCGAACGCCTGCTCGCACCTTATAAGGCCAATTTTGAGAAAAACCCGCGTTTGATTCAGTTTTACGGAAAACAGGAAACCATCGGCGCATGGACCAACACGGAATTCGCTTGCGCATGCGGTGCGAAATTCATCGCCCTGGGTGCGGGCTCCGCGCCGCGCGGAATGCGCAACGAGGCCATACGCCCCGATGTGCTGTACTTCGACGACTATGACACCGATGAGGACTGCCGCAATCCCGTCACGCTGGACAAGAAGTGGCAGTGGGCCGAGCGGGCACTTTATCCCACACGCTCCATCTCGGAGCCAACCTTGGTGCTATGGTGCGGCAACATCATCGCCAAGGATTGCTGCATAACGCGCGCCGGTATGCTGGCCAACAGCTGGGACGTGGTGAACATCCGCGACAAGCACGGGCACAGCACGTGGCCGCAGAAGAATACCGAGGAGCAGATAGACCGAAGCCTATCGAAGATCTCGGTGCGCGCCCAGCAGGGCGAGTACTTCAACAACCCCGTGGCCGAGGGCAAGATTTTTAAGAACCTGCCTTTCGGCAAGGTGCCGCCGTTGAAGAAGTTCCGCTTCCTTATAGGTTACGGCGACCCCGCATATTCCGACAGCAAGAAGAAAGGCAGCTCCACCAAGGCCTTATGGCTGGTGGGCAAGTATAAGGGCGTGTACTACGTGATTAAGGGCTTTCTCGCACGTGAAACCAACGCCAACTTCATAGGTTGGTACTTTGAGTTGGACAAGTACGTGGGTGGAAAAACCAACGTGTATTGGTACATCGAAAACAACAGGCTGCAAGACCCTTTTTATCAGCAGGTGTTCAAGCCCCTGCTGCGCGACGAGTGCGCCAAGCGCAAGGTGCAGCTCTTCATTCGCGAGGACACGCGCAAGAAGACGGACAAGGCAACGCGCATCGAGGCCAACCTGGAGCCGCTCGACCGATTAGGTACATGGATATTCAACGAAGAAGAGAAGGACAACCCCCACATGCAGGAACTCATCAATCAGTCCAAACTCTTCGAGCTCACCTTGCCTTACCCTGCCGACGGCCTCGACGCCGTGGAGGGCGGCGTGACGATGGTGGACCGCAAGACGGGAGAGCTTGAACCCACCTACACCATCGCGCTTAACGATGAGGATATGAATAAGGACAACCCATTTATGATGTAACATGAGCAATTTCATAGACATAACCGACTACGACGCGAGCATACATCGCGAGATTCTCGACAGCCTGTTGCGCCAAGGCACGGCCGACTACGACCCGCAGATTGTGGAGATATGCGAGGACCGCGCCGTGCTGGAAATGCGGTCGTACTTGAACAAAAAGTACGACTGCGACAAGATTTTCTCCGCACGCGGCACCGACCGCCACGCCCTGGTGCTGATGTTCGCGCTGGACATCGCCATCTACCACATCTTCTGCCAACACAACCCCTACAAGATATCCAAGAGTAGGGAAGACCGCTACAACCGAGCCGTGGAGTGGCTCAAGGGCGTGATGCGCGGAGACGTTACCATCGACGGCGCACCGCTGCTGCCAGCCGAGGAGATTGAAGACAAGAGCCGATGGCAGATAAAGGCCGACGAAGTGCGCCCAACGCTCTTATAAGTGAAAAAACAAAAAATGGTAAAGATGAAGAACCTGAAACAAAGGCGCGCGCAAGGCCGCCGTATAACGCAGGGCGGCATGCTCGCCGCACCTGGAGAACGCCAGCCCGACGTGGTACTGCAGATGCCCGAGCTGTTCCACTTCAATTTGCAACACTACATGAACGCCGTCACCTCGGCGCGCGGCATCGATTACAGCAACCGCGTGCGCCTCTACGACATGTACGAGAGTGCGAACTTCGACCTACACCTTACTGGCGTGATGGCCAAGCGGCTGCGCGGCGTGACGCAGATACCCATCGAATTTCAGCGCGAGGGGAAACCCGATGAGGAGATTAACAGGCAACTGCGCTCGCCCTGGTTCAAGCAGCTGCGCAAGGAGCTTATCCTATCCGAGTTTTGGGGCTTCACGCTGGTGCAGTTCCGCACGGACGAAGACGGTAACATCCGTTTCGATAGTATCAGCCGCAAAAATTATGACCCCGTGCGCGGCCTTGTGCTTCGCCACCAGGGCGACATTGACGGCGAGCCCATAGAGCTGTTCCCCCATACGCTCTTCGTGGGCTCGGAGCGCGGGCTGGGCATATTCGCCGAAATTCTGCCCGCCGTGCTCTACAAGAAGGGCAACATGGGCGACTGGGCTAGGTTTTGCAACATCTTCGGCATGCCCATACGCGAGTACACCTACGATGCCGGTGACGAGGAGGCGCGCAAGACGCTCATCCGCGAGGCACGGCAGCAAGGCACGAACGCGGTCTACATCCATCCGAAGGACAGCGAACTGAAATTGCTCGAGGCAGCCAACAAGACGGGCAGCAGCGAGTTGTACCGCACGTTTGCCGAATACTGGGATTCGAAGATTAGCATCCGCGTGCTTGGTAATACGCTCACGACCGACGCAAAGGAAACGGGTACGCAGGCTCTGGGCACTATCCACAAGGAAGAGGAGGACGAGATGAATGCCGACGACCGCGACTTCATACTCGACATCCTCAATTATCAGATGCGCGACATCTTCGCCGAATTGGGGTTCAATACCGACGGCGGCGAGTTCGTGTACGCCAAAAAGGAGAAGGTGGACACCGCGCAACAGATAGACATCGTGCAGAAACTCTCTAATATGGGATTGCCCATAGACGACGATTATCTCTACGAGACCTTCGGCGTAGCCAAGCCCGAGAACTACAACGAGCTGAAAGCGAAGAAGGAAGAGGAGCGCGCAGCCATGCGCGAGCGGCTGGAGCAAGAGCCCGAACCACCGCAAGAGCCCGAACGCAAAGCCCCAACGAACGCCCTGCAACGTTTTTTCGGCCTAGCCCCGAGGCCTATCGGGGCGGACAACGACTTCTAATTGACAACCTCTACTATGGTGACGGGCGGTGCGGGTGCCACGCGCATTTCCACAACGCCGATGGTGGCGTGGAGGTTTCGGCCGACCTGCTGGGCGACTTCCTGCACACCATTTACGAGGGTTTCGACACGTCCGACGAAATCGAGCCGAAGATGTGGCGCGCGCTGCAGCGCACCATGAACGAGGCGGCAGCCGAGGGCCTGGCACGCGGCGAATACCAACCGCGACACAACGACCGATTTCTTGATGCCATGCTCCACGGCAACGAGGTGTTCGCGGCTTTCAAGGTGCACGCGATGGGCAAGGCGATGGCCGACAAATTGCGCGATGCGAACGGCAACATAAAGCCGTTCGAACAGTGGTCGAACGACGTTCGTACGATTGCCTCGCACCACACGTGCGCGTGGCTGCGCACCGAATACAACACGGCCGTGCTGCGCGCTCACGCCGCGGCCGATTGGCAGGAGTTCGTTGAAAACCGCGACATCTTCCCCAACCTGCGCTGGATGCCCACCACATCACCCGATGCCGAGGCCTCGCACCGCTCATATTGGGAAAAGAAACTCACCTTGCCCATCGAGCACCCTTTCTGGGAAAAGCACCATCCACAGGACAGATGGAACTGCAAATGCATGCTCGAGGCCACGGACGACCCCGCCACGCCTGCCGACGTGGTGGAGGACATGCCCGCCCCGCAGCCGCAGCGCGGGTTGGACAACAACCCTGGCAAGGACGGGCATCTTATAAACGATACGCATCCTTACTTCCCCCAGAGTTGCGCCAAATGCCCGTTCCATAAGCCCAAAGGAATAGGGGCAAAGCTTCGCACCGTTTTCTCGAACCAAAAGAAAGATTGCTTTAATTGTCGCTACATAGATAAGGTGCTGCCAACGGACCACAAGGGAAGCATCACAAAGTACGACAAAAAAGAGTGGGAATACACGTACACTTCAAAAAACGGTTTCGTCGTTACGCAAAAAGAAAGAGTTAAAGAATCGGAGAAGAGCCCACAGGAGAAAGAAAAATATGAAAAGGAAAAGAATATGTGTAAAGTGATTGCGGACAATGGTCATATAGTGGAGCATCTTTCCGACAAAAAAGAGAGCGGACAGACCTACGACATTACGATTGATGGAACGCCGGCTGACTTAAAATGTATCACCGGAGGAGCTGGCAATATCGTCAAGTATGCAACAAAAGCACTGAGAAAGCAAGGGGGCAAAGCTGTTGTGTTCCAAATTCCGTCTCATGCGCAAGAATACTACAAGGCCTTTAATGATGCGAAAAACAAGCTTGAACACGAGGGAAAAATATACTTCTACATTGCCGAGGAGATGATATTGAAAGAAATAAAATAAGGCCGCTGATAAGCGACCTTGGCTGGTACAGGGTTTTTGAGGCCCCATCCCTCATCATTTCTGATGCATTGCAAAGATACGAATTTATTCGTTACGAACAAACTTTTTAACAAAAAAATAATGAACGCCAAGCAAATAGCCGACATCATCGCCCGAGCTCCGCAGCAGGTGGAGCAGGCCATGCGCTCAGACATCCCCCGCAAGGCGGCCGTCATCGCCAAGAACCACTTTCGGCAGAACTTTCGTGACAGCGGTTTCACCAACGGCGGGCTGCACCCCTGGAAGAAGACAAGGCGACAGGAGGCGGGCTCGCCGTACAAGCCGCTGACCTCGGCCACCGACAACCTGATGCGCAGCATAGATGCCGTGGCCATGCCCGGCGCGGTAATGGTTACCAACCCGCGGCCCTATGCCGCCATCCACAACGAGGGCGGAAACATCGGCATAACACCCAAAATGCGCCGCTATGCCTGGCACATGGTGTATTCGCTGGCCAAGGTTAAGAAGGGCGAGAAAATGCCGAAAGAGCTGCCGCCGATGGCGCAGGCGTGGCGCGCAATGGCCCTGACGAAAAAGACGGCCATACACATCCCGCGCCGTCAGT